ACCTTATGCAGAAAAGAAATGCGGCTGCAGAATCTAAAGCAAATAAAATTTCGGAGTTCTTTAAAGAAGGCGAAGAAATTGCAACTAAAGTTGCAACTAAACGTATTGAAGTGGCAAAGGCTAAAAACCCTACTATGTTTACCCAGTTGTCTCAAGGTAGATTGCAAGTTTTACTAAAAAAAGACCCAAGCATTAAAGATGACCCTGTTAAATACGCTGAGGCTGTGGCGAATGCAAATGATTACGCAGCAAATAAAGTTGCTGAACCACAAATGGCGCGTGTCGGTGTGGCTGAAAAAGCAGTTGATGTATCTACTTCAAAAGATGAACTAGATGAAATTATAGGAAACTTTACTAAAAATAAAGATATACAAACACAGATTAATACACGCTATCAAAATGAAAACAAAGAAAGTTTTGCGCAGCTTAGTAACTACCAAGAACGGTTGGCTAAACAAAAAGCAAAACTTTTGGATAAACCAAATGATAAAGAAATTTTAAAAAATATTGCTAAGTTTAATTCTTTAATTAAAGAAGTTAAATCTAATTTAGCCATATCTAAAAATGAAATCACTGATGAAATTAATAGTAATAACCCTTCTGTTGCAGGTGGGGGTGGCAAAAGTAAACCTCCTACTGTAAAATACGATGAAAACGGTAAGAAAGTAAAATAATCTAACGGCTAAAGGGTTTTATGGCAATTAACGCACAACTATTTGATGGAACTATTTTAGAATTTCCAGATAATACAGACCCTTCAGTTATAGATAGGGTAGCTGCACAGGAAACAGCGGCTCGTAAAAAACCTGCCACACCAGCGGAAGCATTACCTGCAACTGCTGTACCTACTGCTACGCCTGTAGCACCAAAAGCCCCTCCCGCTGCAATGCCATTTGCCGTTACTAATAAAGAAATGGCTGAAAAATTTGGTACTACTTCAACTGAAGCAACGGCTGCATCAAAAAAATTAGCAGAGTTAAAAGATAAAGTTGATGACTTAAATGATTCAAGTAAAAGTTTAAAGGGTACTGGCTTTGAAATGTTAAAACAAGGGTTCGGTCAAGTTCGTGAGGGTTTGATGAATTTAGATTTTGACAAAGTAAAACAGGATTAACCGCAATGAGTTCTGGTTTTGTGTCAATGGGTAAAGCCGCAATGACATCTTTACAAGGTATTAAGGGAGCTATTGCAGCAACAGGAATAGGATTGTTAGTTATTGCATTAGGAACCATTTATGCTTATTGGGATGACATTAAAGGAGTAGTTGATGGGTTAACACCTGAATTAAAAAAACAAAATGAATTAGCATCTCAAAATTTAAAAACTCAGGAAGATAAATTAAGTGCAATAAGTGGCCAAGAAAACATATTAAAATTACAAGGCAAAACTGAAAAAGAAATATTGCAAATAAAAATGAAGCAAACCGATGAAACCATTGCAGCATCGGACATAGCAATAGCACAAGCAGAACAAACTAAGAAAGCACAAGTCGAAGCGTCACAAAGAAATAAAAATATTTTACAAGGTATAATAAACTTTATATCAGAACCTATAACAGCATTATTAAGAGGTATTGATATAGCTGGTAAAGCATTTGGTAAAGATTTTGGATTAGCAGAAAGTTTTGAAAAATCATCAAGTATATCAACTTTTTTCTTTAATCCTGAAGAAGTAGCATCTGAAGGTGATAAGGCAATAGAAGCAGCAAAAGCTGTAAGTGCTAAATTAAAAAATGATAGAGCTGGGTTTCAATTATCAATTAATGCAATAGATACTAAGGCGGCTGAGGATAAAAAGAAATTAGGAGCAGATGCTGCTAAAAATGCTAAGGAAGCTGCAGATAAAGAATTACAAAATCAAGTTGAATTACAAGGTAAATTAAAAGAATTACAAACGCAATTAATAGCAGACGAACAAGAAAAAGAACAAACAATATTAAAAAACAAGTTCTTAGCGGACCAAAAAGACTTATACAATAAAGGAGCAAATGCTGAATTATTAAAAGCTTTAAATGATAATTTTGAAAAAGATAAGTTAGAAATAAGCAATAAGTATATAAAATTAAAACTAGCAAAAGAAGTAGAGGACAATGCTAAATTTGAAGCGTCTCAAAAAGACAAAGCATCTAAATTATTATCTACCTTAGAAAGTGCTTATCAATTAGAATTAGAAGGAATAGAAAATAACGATTTACTTAAGCTACAAAAAGAACAGGAACATCTTGATGAAGTTTATCGAATAAATGTTGCAAGTGCTAATTTAATAAAAGAAAATACTACTAGCTTAGATAATAAATATGCAAAGGATAAATTAGCACTTGAAAAAAGAATAGCAGCCGAAACTAAAAAAATAAAACAAGATGAAATAGCAAAAGGTTTTGAAAATATTAAAAATGGATTACAATCAGCTCAAAATTTATCAGACTTATATTTTACTATTAAATCAGCAAAAGTTAAAAAAGGTAGTAAAGAAGAAGAAGATCTAGCTCGTAAACAATTTGATATTAATAAAAAATTGAATTTAGCAATGGCAACTATTAATGCAGTTCAAGCTATTCAAGCAATAATGGCTACAGCAGTTGACCCTACGGGAATAACTACAGCTTTAAGAATAGCAGCTTCAGCTACTTTAAGTGCGGTTAATATTGCTAAGATAGCAACTGCTCAATTTGAAAGTGGTGGTGGAACTCCAACCGCAGAAGCTCCAACAAGTATTACATCTGCACCAACAAGTCAAGCTCCAGCAATATATGGACCAGGTCAAGGGCAATCAACTACCTTTAGTGGTAATCAAAATAATAACTTCGGGCCTGTTAAAGCATACGTTGTTGAAACTGAAAACCGAAGTACAACAAATAGAGTAAACAAATTAGTATCGGAATCAACATACGGATAAACAAAGTAAAATTTTAAACGTTATTACATTATGGAATTACCAATTAAGAAAGCAATAATAGATGTCGAAGATTCCGAAATGGGATTAAAAACAGTTAGTTTAGTAAGCGATCCAGCAATTCAAATAAATTGGATTAAGTTCAACAAACAATCGGAAATCAAATTAGCAATTCAAAACGAAGACAAAAGAATAATATTCACTCCCGTACTTATACCTAATCAATTAATATATAGAAATATAGCGGGTGAGGAATTTAACTTGATGTTCGATAAAGAAACGATTGAATTAGTAGAACAAAAATGGGTTAAAGATAATTTAAGCAGTGCGGTCGATATTGAACACTCAAGTAAATTAATAGAAGGGGTTACATTCTTTGAATCAGTATTATTAAACAATGAAAGATTTGCAACAGCTAAAGGGTTCGAAGGACTGCCAGAAGGAACTTGGTTTCTTACGGGCAAGGTTGAAAGTGATGATGTATGGACAAAAATTAAATCGGGTGAAGTTAATGGTGTTTCGATTGATGGCCTTTTTAAAACAGCTGAAGTCAATAAAGTAACTATGTCAGATGAACAAGTAATAAAAATAATAAACAATTTAAAAACTTTAAACGTTATATAAATATGGAAACAAATGTTATCTCAAAAATTAAAGACTTTATCATAACTAAATTAAGTGTTGATGAACGTGTGGCCTTAGAAGGTCTTAATCCAGTTGCTGCACCCGCTACAATGCCAGTTGACGAAAATAAACCAAGTACCGAGCAAACACCTGAAGTTAAAATGAAAGAAGCTAAAACAGTTGATGGTTTAGTATTTGCTTATGATGGGGAATTAGTTATCGGAACTGCAATAATGGATATTACAAGTGGAACAGCTACTCCAATAATGGATGGCGAATACACAATGGAAGATGGCAACATCGTAACTATTGCAAGTGGAGTAGTAGCTGAAATAGCAAGTAAAGCAGAAGAAGCTACTGAATCAGTTGAAGTAGTTGCTCCAGAATTAAACTATCCTAAAGAAATGGATACTAAAATGAGTGCAATGCAAGTATCTTTAGAAAGTCAAATATCTAGTTTGAAAAAACAAGTTGTTTTACTTAACAAAGTAGTAAATGAGATTTTAAACACACCAATACAAAATGAAACTAAGGTTTCTAAAAATTGGGAAGAATTAAGTTCTTTAGAAAAATTTAGACTAACAAAATAATTAATAAATAACTAACAATTTAAAACAAAAAAAATATGGCAATTTCCGCTACAATCGTTGATATCAGAGGCCTCGCAGTGACGCCCATCATTGAAGAAATACTCTTCGCGAATGACACAGTAAACAAAAACTTAGTAAGTTTAGCAACTGACATCAAGAGTGAAACCATCTTTACCGAAAATGATAATTCGGCCACGATGACAGCATACTCAAGTGGTGCTCCAACTTCGGCTGGTACTTTCTCAATAGTAGATACAGCTATCACTCCAACTAAAATAATGTACTACCAAGAATTTGATCCAAACACTTTACGTTCTTCACGTTTCAACAGAAGCATGAAGCCAGGTGCATGGGAAATTGAATCAAGTGAATTTGGTTCTGTAGTATTAAAATCTTATGGTAATTTAATTGCTGAAGATTTACAAACTAAGTTTTGGAATGGTGCAACAAGTGCTACACGTACTTCAGTTGCTGCTTTAACTCCTGGACTTGGTCAAGGTTCAGTTGGTGCTGCAGAGCAAACTTTAGTAGCATCAGGTTCAGCTACACTGATAGATGGAGTAGCCACAAGAATGATATTTAATGGGGGAAATTTAGGAACTCGTATTAAAGTTTTAGGAGCTACTTTATCATCTGGTAATATTGCTACTGAAATGGCAAAAGTTTACGAAGCAATTCCTGCTCGTGTTTTATTTGGAGCTGTTAAACCTTTTATCTATTGTCCTTACAATGTAAAGCAATTTATAAATGTTTATAACATCACTGCTACTTATCGTGATTTATTTGCGGTAACTAATTTAGGACAACCAACTGAAGCTTATTTTTACAACGGAGTTCAATTACAATTTGTGCCTTTAGCAAGTAACGTTTTAATCGCAGCTCGCCCGGACTACATTTATTGGTGTACGGATCTAACAAGTGATATTAATAAATTTGAAGTTAACAAAATTGCTTTCAATCGTGAAGATATGTTTGTAAAAAACATTATGACAATCTTCGCACACGTTGTGAATCAAGCAATGAATGTTCTTTACGTAGGATAAATTTAATGGAGGGGCAACCCTCCTTATTATAAACAATATAAAATTATAAAAATATGGCATGCGTATTAACATCAGGTTATACCTTTCTAGGATGTAAAGGTGGAGCTGGAGGAATCAGACGAGTTTTGATAACAGAATTTGAAAACCTAACAGGCGGAACTTTTACAGCATCAGCTGGAGTTGTTACAACCTTTACTTTAGGTACTGGCGTTTATCGTGAATATCTTTTAGATAAGGAAATGGGAATGTTTTCAAGTCCTGGAACTTATACTCCAGCATCAGGAACTGTATCTTATGAGCCGAGTGTTGACTTTACAATTAAAAAATTAACTGCTGCAATGATTCAAGAAATTCATTTAGTAGCTCAAAACGTTGTATCTTTAATTGTTGAAGATGTAAACGGTGATTATTGGTTATTTGGTTATGATAGAGGAATGGATTTATTGACATGGTCAACTGATTCAGGGCAAGCGATTACGGACATGAATGGACACAAACTTTCCTTCAAAGGAAAAGAGATAGCTCCGATTTATAAAGTTGCTGCTAATCAAATTGCTCCATTATTATAATTAACAACTTTTTTAATTTAAGCTCAGGCCCGTAAGCTTGAGCTTTTTTTTTAAATAACAAATTGATATATTTGTACGTTATATAAGTATGATAACAATTAATAAAAATAATAGCAATATAGTTATCTTAACACTTACTGAAAAATGTTTGTTAACTAATCCTTATTTTTTATTTGAGTTTAAAAACGTATCAACAAACACAAAACAATATATTATTCCGATTGATATTAGTACAGAAACTGATAGGTTTAATGAATTTGTTATTGTAGAAACAACATCACCAACAATCCCTCAAATCAAGTTGACTGTAGGGGATTATGAATATACAATTTACGAACAAGCAAGTAGCTCGAACACAAATCCAGCGGGATTAAATGTAGTTGAATTAGGTTATGCAACTTGTTTTGATTTAACTACAGTTACCTTTGCTGAATACGAGGGTGGCTCAACAACTAATAAAGTTTATAATGGCTAGAAAATTAGAAGTATATAATGACATAATTACTATTAAGATGGATGTTAATCAACTTCCTACTTATAAAATAGATACAGCTGGAGAATTTGTTAAGTGGGGCAAAGACAATAACTTCCCTAAAGAATTATTAAATTCTTACAATAATCATCCTGAGCATGCTGCTATTTTAAAAGGTAAAGCACGTTATCTTAGCGGACTGAAAATAGTGCCTAGTCAAGATTTACCACAAGTTCAACAATTTTTAGCCAAGGCAAATAGATTTGATAGTTGGTATGAATTAAGAAAAAAATGTGATTCCGATAAAGCAATTTATGGAGGTTTCGCATGTCAAGTAACTACAAATTTAATAGGTCAACCGATTGAGTTTTACCATTTAGATATGGGTAAGATTAGACTAAGTGCTGATAATTGCGGAGTTTGGTATAGTGATGACTGGACTGCTAAAAGTTACCATTTAAAGAAAACTTACTTTCCATTTTACAAGGATGGGTTTATAGGTGCCTCAATTTACTATTCTAAGGACTTTACACCGTCTTTAAATGAATTAGATGGCTTATACCCTTCACCCGATTATTCAAGCGTTCTATTGGACATAAATACCGATATTGAAATTAGTAACTTTTTTCACTCTTTAGTAAAGAATGGATTTAGTGCTGGTCATATTATAACTTTCTTTAGTGGTAAATTAACACCTGAAGTTAAAGAGGATATCAAAGAACGTTTTCAAGAGAAACATCAAGGCACACAAAATGCTGGCAAGGTAGTATTAAGTTTTACTAATCCCGATGGCAAAGGAGCTGAGGTTGTAAATGTAACCCCTACAGGTTTAGCTGATCAATACGAAGCGTTAAATAAACGTAACCAACAAAAGATAATAACAGGACATAACGTGCCAGGAGTATTGTTTAAAATCAAAACTGAAGGTACTTTAGGCGATAGAAACGAATTAGATTTAGCACACGAATTATTTATTAACGAATATGCTAAGATTGAACAGGTTGCTTTTAATAAGTTTATTGATAAAATGTTTAAACTAAAGACTGGTTTAAATATTAAATTTGAAGTAGAGCAAGTTCAGCCAATAGGCAAAGAACTTCCATTAGAAAATCAAAATGTTATCAATGCTTTAAATGCACGTGATCCTAATATCGTAACTAATTATATTATTGAAAAATACGGATTAAAGATTGAAGCTGCTGAAATTGGTTTACCAACTGCAACTGTAATACAAGAAGAAATACAAGTAAACGAACATCTTAAAAACTTAACAGGCAGACAAAGACAAAATTTATTTAATATAGCCAACAAGTTAAAGAAAGGCGATTATTCAGCGGACCAGGCATTAATAATGATTAAAACAGGGTTTGGA